AGAGAAAAACGTATGCAGTTAGATCAAGGCATTGATCCACTAAATCCAAATCAAAGAACTTATAGAAGTCAGAATTTTAATCAAGGCTTCAATAATATGGAAGATATCTTTCAAAACTTTGGTTTTGATTTTGGATTTACTCCACGCGGTTTTAGACCACAACCCCCTACAAAAAATAAATCCTTTAATGTTCAAATGACATTGACATTAGAAGAAGCGTTTACTGGGATCAATAAAAATATCACAATCACGCATCCTGGCGGTGTTGGTAAAAATGTAGGAATTAATATTCCACCTGGCATTGACAATGGCATGGCTATACGTTATGCTGGCATGGGAGATGACAGTATTGGTGGATTACCTGCAGGTGATTTAACAATTATAATTAATATCGCTCCTCACCCAGTGTATGCTAGAGAAGGACTAAATTTATTAACTGATGTTACTATTGACTGTTTTGATTCTATACTAGGCACAAGTGCTGAAATTGACACATTAGATGGTAGAAGGTTGCAAGTAGTAGTTCCTGCTGGAACACAACCAGGAACTACACTGGGATTGAAGAATGAAGGAATGCGTGACCAACAGGGCAATGTTGGAAAACTATATGTAAGAGTTAATGTTAGCGTTCCTAAAATTACTGATCCTATTAAATTATCTTTAATCAAACAACTTAAAAATTAAATATTAATATGGTAAAACTTGTATTTCATCCAGATCCAATATTAGAAGAACAAATGCCAGCATTTGATTTTGATAATCCTATTATGGATCCAAAAGAATTAGAAAAAGAATTACTAGCAATTATGTTTGCCAATAATGGAATTGGACTTGCGAGTCCACAAATTGGCATTAAAACTAGAGTATTTGCAATGGGACATTCACTCATGCCTGAAGCAAGTCTTGCTATGTTTAATCCAACAGTAATTGACGCTAGTAACGAATTTCAAGATATAGAAGAAGGCTGTTTAAGTTTTCCAAATATTTTTGCTAAAATTAAAAGACCTACTTGGATTGTTGTAAAATACAATACTAGTGATAATGAAGAACGAACTGAACGAATGGAAGGTTACAACTGTAAATGTTTTTTACATGAATTGGACCACTTAGATGGTATCGTAATGAAAGATCGTTTAAGTCAACTTAAATGGGCGTTAGCCGTTAAAAAATCAAAAAAGGTAAAAAATTATGCTAGAACCAAATGAAGATCTAGAAAAGATCTTTGAACGTGCAATTCAGTTATCGTTAGATAACCATCATCAATATATCACGCTAGAACATTTCTTATATTGCATGGTCACTGACGAAACATTCAATAGCGTACTTATGGGCTACGGCACAGATGTTCAAGACTTGACTACAAAGTTAGAAAACTATATTAAAAACGAGCTTGTTAGTATCGTTGACCAAACATCAAATTCCAGACCAAAAAAGACTAATAGTGTTGAACGTATGCTTAACAGAGCATTTACTCACACATTGTTTTCTGGAAGAACAACTATTGAACCAATCGATTGTTTTTTAAGCATTTTAAACGAAAAGAAAAGTCATGCGGCATTTTATCTTCGTAGTGCTAATATTGAAAAAGACAAATTTATTGAATACGTTAATAAAGAAATTGGCCCTAGTAGTCAAGACGGAGAAGAAAACACTGTGCCAGAAAATAAACTTGAAGCATATATTGGCAACTTCTGTACGAATTTAAATGCTAAAGTTAAGAATAAAGAAATTGATCCTGTAATTGGCAGAGATAAAGAACTAGAAGAAATGCAATTAGTTCTTGCACGTAGACACAAGTCAAACGTTATGCTAATTGGTGATCCAGGGGTTGGTAAAACAGCTCTTGCTGAAGGACTTGCACGTAAGATTGTTGAAGGCAATGTTCCTAAGTTTATTCAAGACCACACAGTCTATACTTTAGACATTGGTGCTTTGTTAGCTGGTTCTAAATATCGTGGAGATTTTGAAGAACGTCTTAAAAATGTTCTTACAGCTATCCAAAAAAAGAAAAAGTGCATTTTGTTTATTGACGAAGCACACATGATGAACGGTGCAGGAACAAGCAGTGGTCAGAGCAATGATATGGCTAATATGCTAAAGCCTGCACTTGCTAAAGGTGGGTTAAAAGTCATTGCATCAACTACGTGGGAAGAATTCCGCAAGCACTTTGAAAAGGATCGTGCCTTAATGCGCAGGTTCCAACGTGTTATGGTTGGCGAGCCTGACGAAGTAACTACTATTAAGATTATTAAAGGTCTTAAAAAGTATTACGAAAAGCATCATGGATGCAAAATTACTAATCAAGCAATTATTGATTCTGTAAAATATAGTGTCAAGTATATGAGTGATAAAAAATTGCCTGATAAAGCAATTGATATCATTGACTGTGCCTGTGCTCGCTTTAAGGTGCGTGATGAAGAAGGTGGTACAGTAGATCACGATGAAGTTGTATTTGAAGTTGCCAAGATGACTGGATTGCCTTTAGAACAAGTAGCCGCTAAAGACACAACTACGTTACATGATTTAGAAGGTGACATTAAATCTGAAGTATATGGTCAGGATACTGCTGTAGACTCATTGCTTGATAAAATTTATATAGCACAGGCTGGACTTAAGAGTCATAATAAGCCAATTGGTAGTTTCTTGTTTGTTGGTCCAACTGGTTGTGGCAAAACTGAAACTGCTAAAGTACTTGCAAATAAAATGGGCATTAAGATGCTACGTTTTGATATGAGTGAGTTCCAAGAGAAACACTCAGTTGCTAAATTTATTGGTGCCCCTCCAGGATATGTTGGCTTTGAAGACAATGCTGGGCAACTAATAACTCAGCTTCAAGAAAATCCAAACTGTATATTGTTGCTGGATGAAATTGAAAAAGCGCATCCAGACGTTAGTAATGTGATGTTGCAACTTATGGACAACGGTTTTGTTACTGGTAGCAATGGTAAGAAAGCAGATGCACGTAATGTTATTATCATTATGACTTCTAACTTAGGCGCTTCTGATAGTGAGAAATCTAATATTGGTTTTGGCAGTCAAGAAAAACTTGGCGAAATCAACAATGCTGTTAATAGATTCTTTGCTCCTGAGTTCCGCAATCGTTTAGATGGAATTATTACGTTTAAGAAACTTGAACACAGTGTAATGACAAAAGTTGTTGACAAGTTTATTAAAGAAATGAATTCGTTAATTACTGATAAGAATGTGTTTGTACAGTTAACTGAAACTGCTAAAAATCATCTTATTGACAAAGGGTTTGATAGCAAGATGGGTGCTAGACCAATGCAACGTGTAATTGATGAAGGCATTAAGAAGCCTTTAAGCAGACAAATACTGTTTGGTAAACTAGTAAACGGTGGTTTAGTTAAAGTAGACTTTGTTAATGATCAGCTAGTATTTGATTACTTTGACCCATTACCAATCGTAAAAGATACTGAGCCAAGTATAGAAGAAAATGCAACACAAGATTAAAAATCTTTTTACTAAAAAGTTATTTTACAAAAAATGGCTCTACAAAGTTGTCGTCAGTTGCCCTGGAATTGGGCAACTACGTCGACGAGGACTAGAATACATAACCACTGTTCAAACTAAAAAGACTGGTAATTTTTACTTAAATTCAATTATTGATGACATAAACAATCACAGGAAAGACTTGATATTGATATCATCAATATTAGAGAAAGAATTAAAGTCAGTTGATCATCAAGTTAGAGTTGAAGGGAGTTCGTGTGCAATTTTTACTAATTCTAAATCCCTAATATCTAATATTGAAAAAGCGTTGCATGGATTTGTTACAGAAATACATTTGCCTGAATCGTTAGAATCAGAAATGTTTTTATCTGGTAGTAAAAATAAAGTAATATGCTCACAACTACCTCTAGAAGGATATAGATATAAAATATATCTTAAAAATGGTGATATTCGTAGTTATGAAAATTTGCAAAAATTTGTATCTTGGGCAGACAATTTCAAAGACAGAATACATATCCCTATAGGCACTAGACGAGTTTTAGTTGGGCTTGCACACCCATACATATACGGACAATACTTCTATGCCAAGGATCAAAAAATGGCTAGTATGGCCCTAATGATCATGGGTGATCATTTGAATAAAACTGAAGAATACGTATTAAAATCTGAACTAATATAGGTAAATATAAGACTATGCCAGCACTAAGCGAAACACTACTTTTTACATCGGGTACGGATTCAAACGGAAACCCAAATAAAACATCGAGTCTAACATATCCATCTGGGGTAAGTGGCGCTCAAACATATTATAGTGACAAAATCAAGGGCGAAGGTTATTACGGTGGAAACGGCTTACATACCGGCGGGTACACTCCATGGCCTGAATCTAATCTAGTTAACCCTGGTGAGAACAATAACTTTAGAGGCGCCATACAGCTTCAAGCAAGTCTAGTAACAAATCCAGCAGAATCTGATTGGTTTGCTATTGTTGGTACAGATGCTACGTTTGATGGCACAGATCAATCCAATAGATTTCTTAATTTTGTAGGTAATTTTGTTTGGATTCGTGCAAAAGTTGTTATAACACAAGGCGTTTTAACGTCAATTCAAGTCAATCACTAATATTGGTACTAGCTCAATTCAAATAAATACATGATAGTTAAAATCATGGTACCTTTACCATGGGTGAGTAAGGCACATATATCATGAAATTATTTGAATTTTTTAGTCAGAATACAACTGAACCAGAAGAGAAAGAAAATGACGACCAAATACGTAAGGACGTCATGGCCTTTATACTCGATGATAATGACATCTATCGAGAGAAACTTCTCCCACTGATCCACAAGCACAATAAGAACGTTAAAGATGAAGATTTACGTAAAGATTACGTAAAAGTTATCAACGACTGTTGCATCGAATTTTATAAAGAAAAAGAATTAAAAACAGATCCAAACAAACTTTTTCCAAAAGCAATGAGAAATGAGATGATAAAACAACTCATTAAGATCAATAAAGAAAATATTACTACAAAGAAGAATAAAAAAGATGAAGATACGAGATCTGTTATTTGAAGGTAGGATTGATCCTACTCTTTTAAATCATTTTCTTAAACACTGTTCTGAAGAATTGGGTCTTGAATCGTTACCTAAAATTAATCTCATAGATAACAAAGAATATTCAGTAACACACAAATCATTTGGCGGTTATCAGCCAGGCGAAAAATCAATAATTTTATCCACTAAGGATAGACACCCAGTTGATGTGTTTAGAACACTAGCACATGAACTAACTCACTATAAACAAGATTTAGACGGACAACTTGAAGGGGACGATGTTGGTGCCACAGGTAGTCCAGAAGAAAATGAAGCTAATTCTGTTGCAGGCGTAATAATGCGTAACTTTGGTCAGAAGTTTCCAGAAGTATTTGAATAAGGACCATCATGCGTATTAAAGATCTATTTGAAGGCGGGTGGGATACTACCAAAACACAAAACACTGTACTACATCCTAAAATTGTAAGTGTTGCCTTATCTGTAGTAGATCGATTTGTTGTTGATTTCAATAACTTTATTAAAAATAAAAACGTTGGTCAAATTAAACGTGGAAGACCAACAGGTAGCAGTGCATACCATGAACAAGACGCCATTGAAAGACCAGATACAATTTATGGCGATATTGATTTACAAATGATTGCACCGCCAGTTGAAGGATTAACTTACGGACAGTTTAGTGGTTATTGGAATAAACTAGCAGATGATTTTGTTAAGACTGCAAATCCTGCGTATGTAGACACAACTGAAAGCAAACCTGGTCATCCAATTTTCCAAGTTGGTAAACAAGACTATGTTCAAATTGACTTTATGTGGCATGAGCAAAAAATGGCGGATTGGGGTGCTACTCGTGTAACTCCAGAACGTGGTATCAAAGGTTTACTGTCAGGTAACATGTACAGTGTATTTGGTGAAATACTTGACATGAGTATTCAACATGCTGGAGTACAACTTAAAGTAATTGATGACCAACGTGTGCCGTTTAGTAAACAAAAAGATACACAAATAATCACAGTGACAACAAATCCAAAAACATTTATATTAGATGTGTTTATGTATTTGGCCAAACGTATGGGCGTGAACAATCCAAGAATTGATCCCATGCTCAAACAGTTCTCTGGCAACGACATTAACGATGTTAAAATAAGCAAACTAGTTAATGGTATGAAGGGATTTGCCTCAAGTGCAGAAGCAAGTGGTATGTTTGGTAAAGGTGATTTACAAAATTTTAACTCTGCACAAGATTTTATGAATAAGTTTTGGCAACGTTACGAAGAAAAAGCACAAATTGACATTGCTGGTAAAAAGCGTGACAAAGCACAAACCCCAGATGCTATTGCACGTGCCAATGCAGACAGAGAAAAGATCCAAAAAGGTCTAGATATGGTTAAAGGATATTTCCAATGAGAGCAAAAGAATTTATAACTGAAATTAAGGCAGGAGCAATATCTAAACGACAAGGCATGTCAACTACTGGTATAAATTTATATACTGATGCTGAAAGACGAAACAGCGACTATGTGTCATATCGTTTAGGTATGGCAGTTGCTTGTACAGATGGTACAAACGATCCTGATATGGATGCTAAAAGTTGGGTTGACAAAAGTAAGACTACTCACCCATATACACCCCAAGAACAAGAAATGCTTAAAAAAGCCTACAAGGCAGTAGGAGCAAAATGGAAAGATTTAAATCACGGAGATTTAACTAGTCAAGAATTAAAAACAACCAACGTTGTTAGTCCAGTTGCAAAACCTAAACGAAACAAATACGGCGTGTAATGAGAGTTAAAAATGAAAATATTTGAACTGTTAATTGAAAGTGGTAAAAGGCTTGCTAGTCAAGGAGTTGAAGTCTCTAGAGTAAACAAAGACGACTTTGTTGCCGCTAAAAATGTTTTAAATCCTATTCTAATCAAAGCAGGAATTAAAGCAGGATGGACTGCTGGCGGTGCTGGTAGTTTTGATCCTGAACACGACTATGGTGGTGGTGGAAGAGAAGACAGCGGTGATATTGACATTATGATTGACCCTGCAGAACTAGTAGGACGTTTTCCACCCAATGTTGAAGCATACAATGCCGCAAGTGCAAAACCAATCGGTCCAAAAGCTATGGCCAACGCTATGGCAGATCCAGCTAAAAAAGCCAAGATAGAAATGAGTGCTAGTAAATGGGCACTGGCTGACTTTATGACAAAAAATGGTTTTAGAACCGACCCAGGAACGCTAACTGTTGAATATACCGCTAGTGGGAAAAGTTTTTCAGTTGACTTGATTATACGTCCAAGAAATGCTTGGCCACTACATACTCATGATTTTGCAACTGATCCAAAAATGCGTGGTGGAGATTTATGGATTAACATGTATCCTGTGTTAGCTAAACTTGCTAGTAAGACAGTTTTTACTGATCCAAAAACTGGTGAAGAAAAAGGCAATATACAATTTAGTCCTGATAAAGGCTTAGTGGACAGAGATACTAATAAAGTAATTGCCATTGATAAAAATGACATTGCCAAAATTTTATTAGGTCCACAATTTAGTGCAAAGGATTTGTCAAGTATGACAGGTATTAGAAATGCGTTATCTAAACAACCTGAAAAGTTGTCAAAACTACCACAGCCACAAGAGCAATAAATACAGTTATGAATTTATTTGAACTTTTTTCACCCACTAAACAAGCTATTATGGAAGGCATTGACCATCCAGAAGATCTCATTATCTCACAAGGTAGTGCAGGTGCTGACAGGGTATTAAAAGATTTAGCAAGTTTGGAAAAAGATCCAAGCACAGTTACAGTCAAGTGGGACGGATTCCCAGCAGTTGTGTTTGGTAGAGACAAGGGCGGAAACTTAGTGTTTATGGATAAACACATGTACGAAAAAGTAGCCTCTGGAAAAATGGACTTTATGTCTATTAAAGATTATGACGAAAGTCGTGGTGCTAATCGTACAAGTTTGATTGATCAAGAAAGTATTATACGTCCGCTATTAAGTAAAATAGTTCCTAACGTCAAAGATCAATATTGGATGGGTGACTTGATGTGGACTGGTACGCCGCCAGTTAGTAATGGCGCATTTGTGTTTAAACCAAACACTGTAGAATATCAAGTTGATATAGATCAAACTCCAGGCGTTGGAGATTCATTAAGCGATAACATTGCCAGAAGTGGGGCAGGAATTGCAGTGCATACTTTTATTCCTGGTTTAGGTCAGCCTGATCAACCACTTGTTGGACTTAAAGGTTTGCCAGAAGATGCTGGTATTACTTTCCTAGTTGGAGAGATGAAGGACAAGCCACGTGTTGCAATTAATCCTGAACTATTAAATCAAACACAACAAATAATTAATTCTAATAGAAGTGCTGTAGACAAGTTTTTTGTTGACTTAACTGCAATGAAGGGCAAGAGCGTTATAACTGCTATGGGTCCGTTCATTACACGTATGTTAGAAGACAATGACATCAAAGGTGACATTGTTCCTAGATTCTTAGAGTTTTTAGGCGAACGTTTAACTGACAGTGCTAAACAAAAAATGTTAGGCACAAATAAAGATGGTTGGCTTTACCAAGAACAGGGCGGTGCTCCTGGACTACTTGGCATTTGGACTATGTGGGCCGCAATTACTGAATTAAAATTAAACGTTAAACAACAAATTGACACACAACAGCAAGGTAGTAAAATACGTGCTGTTACTGATGGTATCAATGCACATGAAGGTTACGTGTTTGGTGCGCTAAACACAAAGTTAGTGATGAAGAAGTAGCTGAAAAAAGTAAAATGCCGCTAGCTGTTTTTTGCTTTGGTCGTATGAACCCGCCAACAATGGGACACGGACTTGTTTTAAATAAAACAGTTGAACTTGGCAAACAAAATGCATTTGTATTTTTAAGCAATAGTGTTGACCCAACAGATAATCCACTATCGCCAGCAATAAAAGCAAAATTTATTGAACAAATTTATCCTACTACTAAAGGTCATATTGTTACAGATTTTGTACAAAGTCCAATATATGCTGCCAACTGGCTGTATAGTAAAGGTTATCGTAACATGGCATTTGTTGCTGGTAGTGACCGACTAGGAAAAGAAAAAGGTAGTATTGAAAAACTACTTAGTAGTTGGAACAGTGGACCAGTTAGAAGTACTGATCCAGCTGGCGCTAGAGACTTTGTAAATATGCAGTACATAAGTGCAGGAGATAGAGATCCTGACGGTGAAGGAGTTACTGGCTACAGTGGAACTAAAGCTCGTCAAGCAGTGACTGCGAACAATGAACAACAGTTTCAAAATTATACTGGAATTGGTAGCGACATTGTGGTTAACGGAAAAACGTTATACCAGTCAGTCAAAGAAGGTATGGGCATAAGAGACCAGGCACTAGCGCAACCTGCTGTTGTTAAACAACCTGCAACGCCAAATGTACAAGTAACTAAAAAGATTCCAGGAAAAGCACCAGCACAGGAGTTGGACACAATGAATGAAACTACCTTAAAAAATAAGGAAGATTTACAAGCAAAACGTAAAGCATTACAAGATATTCAGATGGATAAACATACACATAAGGATCCACAATTGAGTGCTGAATTAGCTAGACGCAAAGCATCTTTAGAGCGTGAAGCAAAGAAAAAAGGTATTGCTGAATCAATTGTTGAGTCAATTGGTATTTTAGAAGAACAACAAAATTTCTTAAGAAGACAAAAGTTAAATGAGGCACCAATTGAAATGGATCCACAAAATCCAAATGATCCAATGGTTATGCCTCCTGGACTTAATCCAGGTAAATTAAGTTATCGAAAACAACGAGCTGCCGCACAATTAGCAGATTTAGCTCGTATGGCTTCGCAGGCAAATGAAAAGAATAGTGCTATAATGTGGGATAGTATTGTTAGACATTTTCCAGAATTGGAAACAAACATTCGTAGCATACAACATGGTATGCAAGAATTAGAAAAAGTGCGTCGTGCAGGCGGCAAACGAAGCAAGGGAATTGAAAAAATATGAAAATTACACAACTTTTAGACGAAGCAAAAAAAGGTGTTAAGGCACCTAAGCATACTGTCAAACCTAGAAACTTTGTAGCTAAAAACGCTATAGCCACTACTAGTGGTGCTGGCGCACACAAGGATAAAAAGAAAGCCGCTAAACAAGGCGATGTTAAGCACAAAGGCAAAGAGCTTGCTGAAGATACTCGTGCCGAGTTAGCTTTTAAAGATTTAGATGCAGAAATATCAGGCGACAGTACCAATGTATCTGATCTAGAACAACGAGCATCAGCATTAAGAAAACAAATGCCTGTGCAAAAACCAACTCGAGTAGCTGACTTACCAGATGTTGATCAATACGAAAATGCAAAAAGATTTGGAAAATTTAATGGATCATACGGGGATTGGTTAAAAAATAAAGGCATGAAAGAAAATACATTGCAAGGTGTGGAGGAAGAAAAACAAAAAGGTGTTGATGGCAAGGCCTGTTGGAAAGGCTACAAGCGCATGGGCACCAAGAAGAAAGGTGGCAAGACAGTAGACAACTGTGTGCCTATGAATGAGAGTTTTGATCCCGAGTATGATGACGAAGCTGGTATGGCAGACAATAACCTTGAAACTTTAAAAAGAGCAGTAGAAGGTTTAGACGACATGATTAACGAAGGCGACAACTTGCCTGAATGGTGTCAAGAAAAAATTGCAGTAGCAAAAAGCATGTTAATCTCAGTTTGGGACTATATGCAAAGTGAAGAAAATAGTATGTCTGAAAATCAAAGAAATCCTGATCTAATGAGTCAAACTGATTATGATCGATATCAACAAGGTCAAATGGACCAACAAAAGCGTGACTTTAAACGTGACGAACTAGAACATGAACTTGGCCATGAAGAGCAAGGCATGTACTATGTTGTAATTGCAAAGAATGGCAAATGGGAACACACTAAAGCGCAGCCTAGACAAGAAGGAATGAATGCCGCACAAAGAATTATTAATGCGTTACATTCAAAATATCCTAGTATGCACTTGGGCATGGTTGGTCCAGACGGCAAAGTATATAATTATGGTAAGGGCAAATAAAAATGGATAAGCTACAACTAGCATTAAAAACAGCATTTGCAAGTGAATATTCATTTGCCTTAAAAGCACAAAATTTCCATTGGAACGTAGAGGGCATGTTCTTTACACAGTTTCATGATTTGTTTGGTGACATTTATACTGAAGTTTATGGAAACATTGATGCGTTTGCAGAAAATATTAGAAAAGCAAGAGCATACACCCCAGCAAGTTTAACACGCTTTAGTATGTTAAGTGTTATTCAAGATGAAACAGAAATATTAGAAGCACCAGAGATGTGTGCAGAACTTTTATCAGATTCTGATAAGATGGCTGAAATTCATAGATTAACTTTCCAGTTGTCTGAAGAAGCAGGTGAACACGGTCTTAGTGATTTTTTAGCTGGAAGACAAGATGCCTTCCGCAAACACTCTTGGATGTTAAGAGCCACATTGAAATGAAGATCAAAGAATTATTAGAACATAAACAAACGCATGAAACAATATAGAATTACTACTGATAATATTGTTAATGACAGTCCTGATGATTGTTATTTAGATCCTACTGACCCTTTGAATGAGATAAAGGCTCTACAATATCTTGGTGGTATCAATTCGTTAAATAGACTACAAGAGTACAAAGGTATGCAAGGTAGTAATATTAGTGCAACTGGCTCAGAGAAGGGAAGGCTACAGCGAGAAAACAATATTAAACCAGGAACTCCTGAATGGTTTAAATTGTGGTTTAGTTTACCGTATATGACTGGCGAGAGGCCTATTGAAAAATGAAAATAAGAGATTTATTAGAGTTATCAAAATCTAGTCCACTAGGCAAATTCATTGATAAAGTAGATACAGATTATTCTGTAGGGGCAACCACAGATAAGATTGGCAATGCAATTTCTAACGTTTTTAAAAATTATTCTAATGATAAAACAGATGCACCTACTAAAAGTGAAGTTCCTGTAACAGTAGCAAAACCTGCATCAAGTTCAACTGCTGTAAGTTCTGAAGTTGTTGCTCAAGAATTAGATAGACAAGGAATCACTGACCCAAATTTAAGAAAATCAATTATGGGGAAATTTGGTCAAGAATCAGGCGGAAACACTAGAGTCACTGAAATTCCTTATAAGAATACAAGTAATGATATTATTAGATTAAGATTACCGCAACTTAGAAGTATGAGTGATAATGAATTAAATGATTTAAAACAAGATACAGAAAAATTTTTTAATAGGGCGTATGGATATAAAGGTAATTCGTTAAACAATACCGAACCAGGTGATGGTTACAAATACAGGGGCCGTGGTCTAACTGGTATCACTGGTAAAGTAAATTACCAAAGAGCTGATGATGCATTAGGTTTAAAAGGCGAGCTAGTTAAAAATCCTGATCTACTATTAGATCCAGAAATTGATAAAAGAGCTTCTGTTTGGTTTTATAAGGCAGCTGGCGCGGATAAAGTAACTTTTGCCAATCAAGAAGATGCTAATAAGTGGGCTATACACAAGGCTGGTGGGAACATGTATGCTCCTGGCACTGAGTTAGGAAATATCGCATTAAATGATTTGAATAAAAGAACGGCCGTAATTGGTGCGGTAGCTGCCACTGGGATTGTGGCAGGTCCAACTTTAGTAAGAAAAGCAGACACTGTAATAGATAGGGTTAAAAATCTCTTAGGCAAAACAGCCGACAGTGCTAAATCAGTTGTAGGACAAACAGTAAACACTGCCAGAAATACTGCTATAGCAACTGCATTGGGTTCAGGATCTAGCAGTGGAAGTGGTGGAGGCTTTTATGGCGGAAGTGGATCAGCTCCAGAAGAACAAGAAGTGACATTAATAATTAATGGCAAACGTAAAAAATTTAAAAATAAAAGAGAAGCAAAAATTGCAATGGACATTGCAAGATCACAAGGGATAGATGCAAGATATGGGTAAGCCAGAAGTTTATTTAGATATGGACGGAGTTATTGCAGACTTTTTTACAGAGTATGCTAAACTTGCGGGCATTGAATCAGGGAACTACAGAGATATTCCACCAGCAAAAACAGATCCTACATTAAACAAAATGATAGGTACAGACTTCTTTGCACGTCTACCAAAATGCAGAAATGCAGATGCACTAGTAGACTTAATAGTAAAAACATTTGGTACTTATAATATTTGTTCAAGTCCTCTGCGTGGTGATCATGCAAACAGTGAAAAACAAAAAAAGATTTGTGGTATCAAATATCAAGCAGACGAAGACAACTTACAAGTAATTGTACAAGGTATTAAAAGAGCATTTTCTGTTATAAAAGGTGAAGAGAAACACGACCCTCAAAAGTTAAAAAGTTTAGATCGTAGTAATGGTAATTTAATTGCTACTAGTGGTGATAAAGACGCCCATTAAGGACATCATATGAAAATTCAAGAAATTATCACAGAAACTGCTACAGCTGGATCAACAAGTACTAGTAATATTGCTAGTACTGGAAACAGTCCACACGTTGCAGTTGGAAGCCCTGCAGTGATTAAACGATGGGGCGGAAGTCCTGGTAAAATGGGTAAAAGTCCAGAACCAGCTAAAACTAAGTCTCAAGACGCCGATGATAACCCTGTCACTAACCCAAGTGTCGGTAATAACCTAGTTGCATAAATATAGTATTGGAGAACAAAATGCCTTTTAAATCAGCTAAACAGAAAAAAACAATAGATGCGGCAGCACATAATCCTGCTTTTGCAAAAAAAGTAGGAATTAAGACCGGTGATGCCAAAAAAATGTCTGCACATGGTAAGGGTCAAACTAAGTTTGAAGAAGCCAAAGATACTGTAGAAAAAGATGAAAAAGGCAACGTTAAATCATGGAAGCACGAAGGCGACTGGAAAAAAGCTGATAACAAACAAGGACGTGGAAAAGTGACTAATTTAAGCGACAAGGCTCGTAGACAAACAGCAAAGATGAGCAAGGCTGAAACTGAAATGGCTGAAGCATTTGAACAAGCATTAGAAGGTGCTGGATCTCCAACAGTTACGCATGGTCCAAACAAAGGCAAAAAATGGAGTCCAGAAACTCCAGGGCCAACAAACCCAAGTTATAAAAGTATAGACAAAGGCATCCCTAGTCCACCAGATGGTGCAACTGCTCCTCCTCCTGGTTACAAGCCTCCAAAGCCTAGCAAACGTGCAGAAGTTACACCTACAAGTGACAGTGACGACACAGCCATGACAGCAGAAAGTTCTTCTAAGAAAGTAATGAAGAAGTTACGTGCTAAACACATGATGGAGTCAATTAAAGTGTTAGGAGAATTAATTGCAGAAGCTAAAAAATCTGCAAAAAAGAAAAGTACTAAAGTAAAAGAAGATCCTAACGAAGGTAATGCATTTGGTAAAGCAGTGCAAGATGCTAAAAAAGACGGCATACAAAAAGGTGAAAAAGTCAAAGTTGGTGGTAAAGAATATCCAGTAAAAGAAGCTGCCAATGAAAAATGCAATCATACACCAAAAGGTAAAAAGTGCCCAGTACACGGTTTGAAAGAGTGTGGTTCAATGTATGAAGGCAATGACGGTAACTTGGCCAATAATGCCAAACCATATGACAAAGTCACACGTGGTGATGTTATTGCTGGTCGTTTGGGCAAAGACGAAATGGGCGGTAAGAAAAAGAAAGATAAAAAGACTACTGAAACATTTATGCCTGTAAACAAGGAAAAGCCACAAGGACCAGTTGATAAGGCAATTGGTAATGTGACCAAGGCAGTTGGTGGTGCAATTAAAACTGTTGCAGACAAAGTAAAAGGTGCAACTGGAGACACTGACGTAAAAACAGACGAGTCATATACTGTCAATGGTAAGAAAGTGTCCAAAGCTGCCTATGATAAAGAAATGAAAAAAGCTGGCAAAGGTAAAGAAAAAGTTAAAGAAGGTTGGACACACGATACACTAGCCGCAAGATTGTTTGAAAGTGGTGACGAGTATATGGTTTCATTACATAACAGATTAAGCCAAAAAATAAAAGGTTAATCCACTAATACTAACAGGGCACAAGTTGCCCTGTTCTTACGACTGACTCTTGACTTCTTTATAAATGATAGTATAATTGTATATTATTTAGGAGATAACATGTCTAAAGTATTTGGTGCGCCAGAACAGGCTAAACTAAAACAACTAGTAAAAGATGGTTGGCAAGTAATGGATGAAATTAAAAGTCTACAGGAAGGATTGAACGACACAATCAAAGCCGTAGCTGAAGAACTTGATGTTAAACCAAGTGTAATTAAAAAAGCTATACGTACAGCAATGAAAGACGATTGGGAACAAACTGCTAAAGACTTCAGTGATTTAGAAGACATTGTTCATACAACAGGTCATGCTGGTCCATGGAATCAAAACACAACAACAACACCTAAACCACAAGCGCAAGTAATAGATGATACAGACGATTCTGCACCATTCTAAAAACGCCAAAGAGTGGATTAAGGCCGATTGGGATGCCAATCCTTGGCGATTAACAGCAGAAACATATAACGCATTCACAGCGTTAGCTACTGCTATCATTTTTGCCTTTTTGGCTCCTGATGTGCCTTACGGTATAACATATCCATTATGGTTAAGCGGAACATTTTTAATGATATTCTGCGGTATAAGCCGAGGAAGTTTTGGCATGGTAGTAATGAGTGTTGTTATGACAATCATAGACACATTTGGTTACATTCGTTTTTTACTACAATAAATATATGTAAGATGGTTGATCCAGCCACAATTGGATATATTGGTTTGCAAGCCGTAAGTTGCAGAGGAGAAAAATATGAGTTATGTAGATGCCTTCTGGGATAGAGAGAAGGATGTGATTCACGTAGTTGAACGTGATAACAAAGGTCAAAGACGTTTCGTTGACTATCCAGCGAAATACACATTTTACTACCCTGATAATAAAGGGAAGTTCCACAGCATATTTGGTGAATCATTATCCAAAGTCACTGCTAGAAATTTTAAAGAATTTGCAAAAGAACAAAAGATACACAGCAATCATACACTGTATGAAAGCGATATTAATCCAGTATTTCGTGTTTTAGAAGAACAATATCTAGGACAAGAACCTCCAAAATTACACGTAGCATTTTTTGACATTGAGGTGGACTTTGATCCAGAACGTGGCTACGCATCGCCAGATGATGCGTTTATGCCAATTACTGCGATTGCTGTTCACCTACAATGGTTAGATACTTTAGTATGTTTAGCTATTCCGCCAAAAACATTAACAATGGAACAGGCAAAAGAGCAAATTAAAGAATTTCCAAATACAATACTGTTTGAAACTGAAGCAGAATTATTGGATACCTTTTTAACTTTAATTGAAGATGCTGATGTTATTACAGGCTGGAACAGTGAAGGCTTTGATATTCCTTATACTGTTAACCGTGTTACTAAAGTTCTAAGCAAAGAGGACACTAAGAGATTCTGTCTATTTGATCAGTATCCTAAAAAACGTGAATATGAAAAGTTTGGTAGAACTTCAACTACATATGACTTTGTTGGGCGGGTGCATTTAGATAGTTTAGAAGTTTATAGAAAATACAAATATGAAGAAATGCACAGTTACAGATTGGATGTAATTGGTGAGCTAGAATTGGGTGAGAAGAAAACTCAATACGAAGGAACATTAGATCAACTGTATAATCAAGACTTTAAAACATTCATTGAATACAACAGACAAGATACGTCACTGTTAGATAAGATGGATAAGAAATTAAAGTTTTTAGATCTGGCCAATGTACTAGCACATGGTAATACTGTATTGTTGCAAACAACAATGGGTGCTGTAGCCATGACCGAACAAGCTATTATTAATGAAGCACACCAACAAGGATTGATTGTTCCAAGTAGAGCAAGAAAATCTGAACAAGGCGACACTGCGGCAGCAGGTGCGTATGTTGCATATCCTAAAAAAGGATTGCATGGTTGGATTGGTGCTATTGACATTAACTCACTGTACCCTAGTGCAATTCGAGCATTAAACATGGCTCCAGAAACTATTGTTGGACAATTACGTCAAACAAAAACACAAGAGTTTATTGAAACACAAATGGCTTTACACAAAAAGTCATTTGCTGGCAGCTGGGAAGATAAATTTGGTAGCTTAGAATACGAGTCAGTTATCAATCAAGACAAAGCAGAAGAAATTACAATTGATTGGGAAAACGGTGAAGTATCAGTACATAGTGGTGCTGAAATTTATGATATGATTTTCAACAGTCACAAACCGTGGATCTTAAGTGCTAATGGTACAATATTCACTTATGAAAAAGAAGGCATTATTCCAGGTCTGTTAAAAAAGTGGTATGCTGAACGTAAGGAAATGCAAAAGAAATCTAAGGAAGCAGAATCTGCTGGCAACAAAATTGAAGCTGAATATTGGGACAAGCGACAATTAGTGCGTAAAATTAATCTTAACAGTTTGTATGGTGCGTTGTTAAATCCTGGTTGCAGATTCTTTGATAAGCGAATTGGACAATCAACTACACTGGTTGGCAGATGTGTTGCTAGACATATGGCAGGAAAGATCAATGAAATCATTTGCGGCACATATGATTACAAAGGTAAAAGTATTATATATGGCGACACTGACTCTTGTTATTTCTCCGCATATTCAACATTAAAAACTGACATTGATAAAGGTAACATAGCATGGAATAAAGACACTGTGGTTACTTTGTATGATCAAATTGCAGACGAAGTAAATGACAGTTTTCCACAATTCATGCTTGACTACTTCCATGTTCCTAAGTCACGTGGAGAAGTGATTAAGGGTGGTAGAGAATTAGTTGCTATCAGCGGATTGTTTATTACCAAAAAGCGTTATGGTGTTTTAATTTATGACAAAGAAGGCAAACGTTTAGATGTAAACGACAAGCCAGGAAAAATTAAAGCAATGGGCTTGGATCTTAAACGTTCTGATACACCTGAATATATGCAGACCTTTTTAGAAGAAATTCTAACAAACGTGCTAGAAGGAAAACAAGAAAAAGAAATTCTTGACAAGATCATTGAATTTAGAAACGAATGGAAAACCCGTCCTGGCTGGGAAAAAGGAAGTCCAAGACGAGCTAACAATATTTCTCAATATCAAGAAGAAGAACGTAAAAAAGGTAAAGCTAATATGCCAGGTCACGTTCGAGCAGCCATTAATTATAATAGAATGCGTGAGATGAACGGCGACAAGTATTCTGTACAAATTGTTGATGGAATGAAAGTTTATGTGTGTAAATTAAAAAATAACGCAATTGGATACACAAGTATTGCATATCCTGTTGATGAACTTAAAATTCCCAAATGGTTTCAAGAATTACCATTTGACGATGCGGCAATGGAACAGACAATTATTGACAATAAAATTGACAACTTGATCGGTGTACTTGAATGGGATATTGAAAGTACAACTGGCGCAGGAAATACCTTTAACAAATTGTTTGATTTTGAGTAAGAATAACTTGACTTCAAACCTAAATAATAATACAATTAAAAACAGGAGATTATAACATGAAAGACATACTTCAAGACATCGTAGGGCATACACACAATTTAGGCTTTTTGAACATTGTAAAAATTACAGGGGACAACGAAGGCACTAAAATTGACAGTATGGCCGATGACCGTAGCGTTATTATGCTAGGTGAAACAAATGCACCCGTTCCAGAGTTGGGTGGCGTTTTTGGAATGCCACAACTTAATAAATTAAAGTATTTGTTAGACTGCACTGAATATAAAGAAAGTGCCAAAATTGATTTAGTATCAGCAGATAGGAATGGCGCAACTGTTCCAGTAGGTATTCACTTTGAAAATAAAGAAGGCGATTTTAAAAACGACTATCGCTTTATGAATACAGAAATTATTAATGAAAAATTAAAAAGCGTTAAGTTCAAAGTACCACAATGGGACGTAGAGCTGGAGCCAAGTGTTTCTAGTGTACAGCGTTTTAACTTTCAAGCAGGTGCTAACACAGAACACACAACGTTTGTTGCAAAAACTGATGGTGATAAACTAAAGTTTGTTTTTGGTGATCAAAGCACACACGGTGGCGAATTTGTATTTGCTACAGGTATCAGTGGCACACTAAACAAAGGCTGGACATGGCCCGTTGCACCAATTTTAGCAATTCTAAAAATTGCAGACGTTAACAATACTAAGATTAGTTTTTCTAATGGTGTAGGTGCTATGATGATTACTCTTGATAGCGGCATTGCAACTTACAAATACATTGTTCCAGCACAAGCCTAAATATGATTAAAGGACTTCAGGGCATAACAGGAGTATCAGTAGGAGCTGGCAATACCAGCTTGCCTTATGTTAATCCAAATCCCAATAACCCTATGACAGGTATGCTACGTATTAATGGCACTGAGATGGAAGTGTTTAATGGCTCTAGCTGGCAAATACTATCCACTAGCTATGCTACTGTAGGGTTAGATCAAGAAGTGCTTGATATCATACAATGGGCACGTAAGAAGCGTGATGAAGAAAAAGAAATGTTGGTTCTTGCCCAAACTAACTCAGCTGTTAAAAATGCGTTAGATGCTGTTGAACGAGCAAAAGAACAATTAAAAATAATAAAGGATCTATCAATTGAGCACTAATAGAATCAATTACACAGAAACACAACGAGACTACGCTGTTTACTTGCCAGCTATTAGTAGTTTTTATACTAAAATGGTCAGTGATACTAGGCATAATCACAAGAGTGGGGTAGTGTCAGAAAGACTGCCTAAAGGTTTTGAGCATGGGATTGAATCCATGAACTTTTTAGATGCTGAACGAGGTGCATTTACATACAAGTATGGTCTATATTCAGCAGGTCATGCGCAACTTGACTTAGATAAAACTATGCTTCGAGATGCAATGGTGCAAGAGCGAGATCGAGACAATACTATTATCTTAGGTGACTCAGGTGGTTTCCAAATTGGTAAAGGTGTTTTAAAGTTTGATTGGCAAGACTTTAAAGGTAAAGGTGCTAATAAAACTCGTGATCAGATTCTAAATTGGTTAGAGCTTACTGCTAACTGGAGTATGGTGCTCGACGTTCCCACATGGGCTAGTAATGACTTGCATCGTGACAAAACTGGATTGAATAATTTCCAAGATTGCTTAGATGCAACTATTTGGAACAACAATTATTTTGCACAAAATCGTCTAGGCAATACAAAATTTTTAAATGTCTTACAAGGTAACAGTTTAGAAGAAGCTGACATTTGGTATGATGCAGTTAAACATTTGCCATTTGAAGGATGGGCAATGGGTTCACAAAATATGTGTAATATGCCAATTATTCTACATAGACTAATAACAATGCGTGATGAAGGCATGTTAGAAGGTAAGAACTGGATGCACTTTTTGGGCACTGCTCCTTTAGACTGGGCTTGTTATTTGACAAGCATCCAACGTGTATTGCGTAAGCATTGTAATCCTAATATGACAATCAGTTTTGACTGTGCAAGTCCGTATATTGCAGTAGCATATGGTCTTTCATATACAGATCCAAGTTTCCGTAGAGATAAATGGTCTATTTTGATGGAAAAGGCTCCGGACAATAAAGTTTGGGCTGGTGATAATATTCCATTCCCTTGGCGTAGTGCTATCGGTGATCGTTTAACAATGGGCGATGTTTGTTATTATAAACCAGGCGACTTAAACAAGATTGGTAAAGAAGGCAAAACTAGTTGGGATAGTTTTAGTTATGGGCTATATATGGCGCATAATACTGAAGTACATATCCAAGCTGTGCAACGTGCCAACCAATTGATGGATATGGAAACAGCAAGGTATAAACCAGACTGGAGATATTGGCGCAAACTTAACGAGAGAGAAGAAAAAAGTGATAGCCCAAGCGAATGGGTTCCACGTAATATTCTATACTTTGATAGATTTGTTCAAGAATTATTTGAAAGTGATGATCCACGCACAATGCTCAAACACGCACACAATTTCTTAACTGAATTGCAAGGCGGATTACAGCGAGGAAAAACTGGCAACGATGTTAAGAATCGTGTTATCAATGCTGTGTTCGATTTTGGTGAAGATACATTCCCATCAAATGAAGAACTAACTGATATGAACGATGAAAAAATTGTTGCACTTGAAAACACTTTGGATGATTGATTTATCCAATTTCCATTGACTTTACCAATCGTATAGTTTATACTAGTTTTATGCTTAACACACAAGAACGTCAAGAAGTAACATATTTTACTGGATACGAAGTTGAACATACTATTTGTCATGGTATGAAGACTTTGTTCGTAGTTGGAACTCCGCCACTCGATGATATCCTATACAAGGCAATTCAAACTGACTGTAAACATATCTACTTTGGCACAAGTCAAAGTTTTAATCCTAAATCAATTAGCCACGAAGAATATAAAGCGTGGGATGATGTTATTATTGGATGTCTAAAAGCTGACTACTGGGTAACGCTAGACTTTGGCGTTGAACACGTCGAGGGTGTTTTAGAATCTGCTTATAATGAGTATCCTCGCTTTGTACCAATGATTAGTGTTAAACTACCTTACATTAATCAACTCAACTACAATGCCACACTTAAACTGGATGACCGAACTTGGGGTGCTACTAATCCAGGTGTGTGGACACATCAACTACATGACCTAATGAGTAAAGACAAGTATACTTACTGGGATCAGTACACTCAAGATACACCAACATGATTATCCGACAAGATCAACGTCCTAACAAAATGATTTGGGTTACCTTTCGCAAAGAAGGTATTCACAAATATCCAGCCGCACTTACAGATACAGCACTTGCTACAGGTGACGAGTATGATGTAAGTTTCCTAGGATATCCGCATCGTCACATCTTCCATTTTAAAGTATGGATTGGTGTTACCCACGATGATCGCGATATTGAATTTATCCAGTTTAAACGCTGGTTGGAAAAACTGTACGCAGAAGGTACACTCCAACTAGATTACAAGAGTTGCGAGATGATGTCAGGCGATTTATATGACGCCATCTCCAATAAGTATCCTAACCGTGAGGTTTGGATTGAGGTCTCCGAAGATGGAGAAAATGGTTCTTTTATCAAGTATTAACATTTTAAGGAAATTGTAAAATGGCACAACCTGCATGGCTTAACAAATATCTAACAATGAAGCCTGAAGTAAACAAGATTTTTGATGATCTTGAAGCCTGGCACGATCATTGCCGATTGGAGCTGATTAATTTTAACCCAGCAGACTTGTACAAGTCTGATGTTTATCGCGACTGGAATCGTCGTAAAAATAGCAAGCCACGTCATTTTAAAAATGACTTTAACCGCAACAGCAACTATAAAAAGCCTTATCGTCAATGATTTACATTGTTGATTTAGAAGCAGTTGAAACAAGGTACACTGGACAGTGGAAGTCCCACGTACCTAACATTTTACGAAAGGCAGGACACAATGTTCAAATTATATCTGGCCCTACGGATATCCCTACTGCAACCACTCCTGGCGCTTTTCTTAATTTTGGTGGTACCAATATATACAAAGCTAGCCAAGTGGAGCAACTGGGCCGTTTATTTTGTAACGGAGCCATTCATCCCGGCGATCACTTTATTTTTACTGACGCTTGGCATCCGGGCATCATCAATCTAAAGTACATGAGCGAGTTGCTGGGTATTCCAATAACTACACACGGCTTGTGGCATGCTGGCAGTTATGATCCACAAGACTTCTTAGGACGTCTTGTTGGCGATAAGCCTTGGGTTAGGCATGCTGAGAAGAGTTTCTATCATGCGTTTGACCACAACTACTTTGCCACAGACTTTCACATTCATATGTTTTACGAAAACTTGATCCAAGCAGATCCAGATCGTAGACAAACAATGTATAAGATTGTGATAGAAGATACAGTATTCAATAACAAGGTTGTGCGTACAGGATGGCCTATGGAGTATATGGATTCAACTTTGACCATGTACAAAAATATGCCCAAGCGTGATCTTATTTTGTTTCCACATCGTATTGCTCCAGAGAAACAAGTTGAGATCTTCCGTGACTTAAAGGAACATTTACCGCAGTATGAATTTGTTGTATGTCAGGATCAACAACTAACAAAGAATGAGTATCATAATTTGTTAGGTGAGGCAAAGATAGTGTTTAGTGCTAACTTACAAGAAACGCTTGGCATTAGCTGTTATGAAGGTGCAGTAGTTGATGCTATTCCTATGGTGCCAGATAGATTAAGTTATACCGAAATGTACTACGACAATTTTAAATATCCAAGTGAATGGACTGAAAGTTGGGATTCGTATACTGCACATCGTCCGCTGTTATGTAATAAGATTATACAATACATGGATAATTATGAAAAATTTTTACCCAAGTTAAAGAATCAAACTATTGATTTAACCAACAACTTTTTTAGTGCAGGTAAATTAATTGAGCAACTCAAATAATAGAACAATTATAGAAGAAAATGACGTATTTAGAAAATATAATTTTTCTTCTATAATCTCTCCGCAAGATGAATCTCTTGCAAAAACAGATATCAAAACAATAATTGAAAATGGGAACTATTTTAAAAATAGTCCAAAATTTCAAACATCTGAAAACTTGTTTTCTAGACACGAACCACATTGGTTAAAATTTAGAATGAGTTTTATTTTTAGTTGTTTCATGCATATAGGGCGTGAAGTACAAATTAAAAATATGCAAGCGTGGAGTTTTATGACTAATAATGATATTGTTGAAGATCGTGAAGATCTTTGGCATACTCATCATTTAACAAAACAAAATAATTCAATTTCAGGAATTTATTATTTGCATATTCCTGAAGATGCTGTTTATATGTTAAGCGGCACAGAATTTGCTCCTAATGGAATTACCTCTCCTGAACGAGTAGTAGTTACTCCAGGAAAGCAAAGTTGGATAGTTTATCCAAGTGACCAATGGCATAGACCAATGCCTACACAAAGCAATGGCTATAGATTTATTATAGCCGCAGATATGGAGTATTAAAATGAAATGGTATGACAAGTGGATCATGAATCGTGCTGAAAGAATCATGTACAAACAAAGAGAGGAAAAAGAAATGAGTTATGGTCAAGTGGCTGTTAAATCAGCAAGATTGAGTGATGGTGGCTTAGACAGCCCCGCAGTGCGTTTTAAAATGTTCAAAGCTAGCGGTGGTACTATCATTGAAACTCAAGTTTATGATGAAAGAAAAGATAGACACGTAAACGGACTGTATGTCATAACCAATGACAAAAACTTAGGTGAAGAAATTGGTAAAATTTTGACACTGGAAAGTTTGAAAGTTTGACAAATGATCCTAAATAATGTTATAATTAACTTGTTTAGTATAGGAATCGATAATGATATCAAAAAGTAATGAAACAGGATTGGACGCAATGGCTGGCGATGGTGGCTACAAAGAAGCATACCTAGGCGATCATATTCGCTTTAAAATGAAACGTGAAGGCAAACGTTTTTGGGCTGGCGACAACATTAGTGACTACTTACACGAAGGTGATATAGAAAAACTGATTGACGAAGCAACTCCGGCATTTGAACAAGTGCTCGATCGTTTGCTGATTGATCGTGAAAGCGATCCTAATTCACATGGCACAGCTCGTAGGCTTGCTAAAATGTACTTTAACGAAATAATGGCAGGACGTTATGACCCAGCACCAGATTGTACAGCATTTCCAAATGACTCGGCGGATCGTTACGAAGGTATGTTGGTTGTTCGTAGTGAGTTGCGTAGTATGTGTAGCCATCATCACCAACCCGTTGCTGGCGTTGCTTATATTGGTATTATTGCTGCCGAGAAACTCATTGGACTCTCAAAGTACACCCGAATCGCACAGTGGTGTGCAAGACGAGGTACTCTCCAGGAGGAACTTTGTAATGACATTGCTAGGGAAATCAGCAAAGCAACAAACTCTAAAAACGTAGCAGTCTATATTCAAGCAACACATGGTTGTTGTGAGAATCGCGGCATTATGGCACACAGTAGTCTTACACAAACTACAGTACTTACAGGATCATTTAAAACTGATCCTGGTGCAAAGAAAGAGTTCTTTGACAACATCAAATTGCAACAAGAGTTTGCTCCACGATGAATTTAGACTTTGATCAGCAACACCAGTATTATTTAGAGTACAACATTAAAGCCGTAGAGTTGGGTAAAATGTGTAATCAGTATCCTGCGCTTCAAAAAGCGTGGGATCAATTTAAAACTGTTTACGAACTTTGTAAGGAAGAAAACGATGAAGATTACCAGTCATTTCCTTAATTGGCTCGAATCTAAAGACCGTAAACGTGTTATTATGGACCGTACTTGCGATGAGCCTTTACTTACACGTTACTACTTGTTCTTAAAGGATCGTAAAACATTTCCGTTTAACGTATTCTTGCACAAGTTCCATAAGGGTGATCCAGGCGATGTACACGATCATCCTTGGCCGTATGCTACACTGATACTAGCAGGCGGTTACTATGAATACACACCTAATTTTGAATATGGCAAAATGGTTGGTGAAACTAAACATTGGCGTGGCCCTGGACATTTTAGACTTTGTAGTGCTAACAGTTATCACCGTATTGAATTAAAAGAGGGTGTAACACCCTGGACTTTGTTTATGCCAGGCCCACAACGACAAGAATGGGGATTCTGGGTAAACAACAAATGGATACATAACAATCAATACTTAAAGGACAAGTATGAACAAGCGCATAATAACATACACTGAATTTAAAAATTTAGTCAGCAGTCTGTGTAGACAGATAACTCTTAGTGACTGGAAACCAGATTACATTGTTGGTATTAGCAGAGGCGGTCTTTTACCAGCAGTTATGATTAGTCATTACTTGAATGTTCCAATGCGCCCATTGCAAGTAAGTTTGCGAGATGGTGGCGAGTGTGTTAGCGACCTTGGCATGGCAGAAGATGCATACGGTTATGTCAATATAGAAGACAGAGAATTTAATGATGGTGAAACTAGTAATGTTTTATCTAGAAAAAATATATTAATAGTAGATGATATTAATGATCAAGGTAACACAGTTAATTGGATATTAGATGATTGGCCAAGTGGATGTATGCCCAATGATAAATCTTGGGAAACTGTTTGGAACAACAATGTAAAGTTTGCTGTATTATTTGATAATCTAGCCAGTAAAGCATCTGTTAAAATGGACTTTGCAGGTGAGGAAATTAATAAAGCAGAGAATGATGTTTGGATTGAATTTCCTTACGAGGAGTGGTGGACAAAATGACAGACTTATATAAAATAGTTCCAACTGAACCACCATTTATAGAAGATTCAAAAAATGCTCCGTGGGACAATTTAATTGAAGAAGACTTCCACGTTAAAGTATTTGCAGACAAATATCCAGTTACAGAAGGACATTTGTTATTTGTACCAAAGTACAACACTACACATGTTTTAGCAGACGCTATGAACGATGCTGTTCAGTTAGGAATAAAAAAAGTACAAGCAGGCGAGTGGGACGGATTTAATGTAGGTATTAATATTGGGTTATCTGCAGGACAAACAGTAGATTGGCCACATGTACATTTAATCCCAAGACGTAAAGGAGACATGGAAGATCCAACAGGCGGAGTAAGGCATGTCATTCCAGAAAAAGGTAACTATAGGAAATCAAAATGAGACAACAAATTGTAGGCACATTAAAACAACACTTTGAAGCACACATTCTTAAACACAAAATGAATGTCGATATCATGCTAGCGAATCCAATGGCTATTCACGATCACACAGATTTAATGGATGCTATTGAAAAAGAAGTTGCGCAAATTGCAGAGTATATGGACAAACTAGAAGTAATGGAAAAATACTTTAAGGATTAATTATGAAATGTCAGACTTGTGGTAACGAATATAGTGCAACTTGTGATTATAGACAAGGCAGATGTCCGCATCATACACCAATTCTAACAAACTATCATTTTAGATATGTTAATCTATGGCAATCAATCAAAAACTTTTTTACAAAAGGCGACTGCGACTGCGGTCATAAACATTGATATGGCACAACTATATAAGATTACTCCTTTAGAAAAGAAAAACATAGAATTTTATGTTGACGTTTACGAAACACTACCTAACGGTGATGTTAGAGGTTTTATAGTAAGCGAGTGGTATCGATGGGGTCAAGGGTTCCGTGAATTAGATGATCCTGTATTAGACTACGGTCATGGTGTAAATTCTATATATTGTAATACTAGTATTGGTTGGGGCTGTGAACTAGATGACTTATGTTCAGTACATATTGAATTTCAAGGCGAGTTTACTGACGAAGAAAAAGAAGAAATTGAAAATCGATGCCGTGGAGATTTAGAAGACGATGAAGGTCGATGGGGCACGGCTTGGATCTATGATGGTGACCACGCATGGCAAGTTGAAGATGATGGCGTTCTCATTTATGGACCAGTAAAAATTGACCTTGTTGATGAGGATTCATATAACGAAGTTATTAAAGAAGATATTGGTATTGAAAAATATCAAGCTACTTCTTGGCCATTTGATACTAAAAAAGATGAGTGACACAACCGTAAAAGTTACATGGGATAATCAAAACGGGTTTTGGTGGAACGAAACTTGTTCTATGGTATTAGAAGTATTTGGTCTACCTGGAGGACGTTATACTAGTCATCCTGACCAAGATGCCATGTTTTTCATTTTTAATAATGTAAAGGATGCAAATCTATGTCGAATACTACTAAGCGAGAGATTGTAAAAATATCACTATTGTTTATTGTAGCCATTTTTGCTTTAGGTGCAACAATGTATTACAGTATTCCAAAAAAGGGAGATGTGATCATAATTGATTGTAGACTATCTGAAATAAGTCCAGATATTCCAATTTGGGCAAAACAAGAATGTCGTAAAAAACAATTAGAATCATTTGACAAATATCCTAAATAATAGTATAATAAATTATAAATTGGAATCATATATGGAAAAAATTAGATACAGCGAAATGTTTTATAGTGTACAAGGCGAAGGTCGCTTTGTAGGAGTGCCCAGTGTTTTCTTTAGAACATTTGGTTGCAATTTTGAATGTAGAGGCTTTGGTCAGCCACGTGATAACTTTATCCCAATTGATCAAATGCCACACAACAACGATCCAAGAGCAAATCCAGATCATCCAAATGCATATAAGAGTTTTGAAGAATTACCAGTTAGTAACATTGGTTGTGATACAAGCGCCAGCTGGAGTGCAAAATACAAACATTTAGCCACTTGGGACACTGTAGATATCATTGCTGAAAAACTAACCGCAATGACTCCAGAAGGTAAGTGGACTTGTGATAATGGTCAAGATGTACATCTTGTTATTACAGGTGGCGAGCCATTAATGTGGCAAAAGCAAATAGCGGCTTTGCTAAAACAGCCGCAATTTAAAGATATTAAAAACGTAACATTTGAGACAAACACTACGCATGAACTAAAGCAAGACTTTATTCAAATGATGCTAGACCTTAGTTTTGGTCCTTCTAGAGATCCAAACTACTTTGTTAAATTTACATGGAGTTGCAGTCCTAAGTTAACTAGTTCAGGTGAAGCGTGGGAAGAAGCAATTAAGCCAGAAGTTGCGGCTCAATATTACGGTCTTCCTGGTAGAAACTTTTATTTTAAATTTGTTGTAACTGATGAACAAGATGTTTTAGAAGTTGAAAAAGCTATTGCACTTTATAAGGAAAAAGAAATATTCTGTGATGTTTATTTGATGCCTTGTGGTGCAACTCAAGAAGGACAGGCTAAGACTGCACGCCAAGTTGCAGAACTTTGTTTACAAAAAGGTTTTAAATTTAGTCCTAGATTGCATGTGGACTTGTTTGGAAACGCATGGGGAACTTAATATGGTAACTAGAAAAACAACTGTAGTAAAAGAAGAGCCAGTTAAAAAAACTACTCGAAAAAGAACAGTGGCTGCTGAAGATAAGACTATTGCAAAATCTTATAAAGAAAAGCCAGCAACAAAACCTAGAGCTAAAAAAGAAACTAGTCAATCTATTTCAAAAGCAGAAGCTACTAGAAAAAAATTGCCGTGGGTAGCAGTACTAGAAACACACGTCAATCCTGACAATCCGTCAAATGGATTCTTTGAACTTGACTGGAACGAGTACTTTATAGTACAATTAAAAGGTCACGGTTACGATGGTCCAACTGAAGAAAGCATCGTTGATGTTTGGTTCCAAAATTTATGTAGGAACATTGGCAGTGAAGAAGGTGTAAACATGGAACGTAGAGGAAGTGGTTACATCAATATAAACAATTTAGGCAACGGCAAATCGGAAGTAAGTTAATGTCATATATACTCGTAGATACTGCAAACACGTTTTTTCGTGCTAGGCATGCAATTAAAGGTGATCTTGAAACTAAGATTGGAATGAGTTTACACGTCACTTTTAACAGTGTCAGAAAAGCATGGAATGACTTTAATGGCAGTCATGTTATCTTCTGCCTCGAAGGTCGCTCGTGGCGCAAAGATCACTACGGGCCATATAAACGTAATAGGTCAGATGCAAGAGCCGCTCATAACGAAAAAGAAGCAGAAGAAGAAAGAGTCTTTTGGGAAACGTTTGATCAGTTTAAGCAGTTTGTTACTGAAAAGACTAACTGTACAGTATTACAAAATCCACAGCTTGAAGCAGACGATTTGATTGCTGGTTGGGTGCAAAGTCATCCAAATGACAACCACGTTATTATTTCAACTGATGGCGATTTTGCACAACTAATTGCCCCGAATGTTAAACAATATAACGGAGTAAGTGAAGTTACAACTACTCACGAAGGTTATTTTGATTCAAAAGGTAAACGAGTTAAAGACAAAAAAACAGGAGAAGAAAAACCTGCTCCTAATCCAGAGTGGTTACTTTTTGAGAAATGTATGCGTGGCGATACGAGTGATAATATCTTCTCAGCATATCCTGGTGTAAGGACTAAAGGAACAAAAAGTAAAGTTGGTCTTATTGAAGCGTTTGAAGATCGCAGTACTAAAGGCTATGCTTGGAATAATCTCATGCTCCAAAAGTGGGTTGATCATGAAGGTGCAGAGCATAGAGTTTTGGACGACTATCAACGTAATCGACTACTTTGTGATTTGTCTGCACAGCCAGAAGCTATTAGACAAATAATTGACGAAACAATTAAGACTAATGCTGTTTCAAAAGAAGTAGGTCAAGTAGGTGTTAAAATGTTAAAATTTTGTGCCAGTTATGAACTTACCAAAATTAGTGAAAACATTCAAACTTATGCTGACCCATTTAATGCTAGATACCAAAAATAAAAAAAGGGGAGTTATATGACATTACCATGTGCTAAACCATTAATCCCAAATAAAGAGTGGATAGTTGAAACTAACGGAATTAAATTAGGAACGTTAAGTAAAGAAAAATCAGGTTATGTATTTTTTGCTAACGGAACTAAAATTGAATTTCATGACTTGAAAGAAGTAGAACAGGCTATGGACTTAATTGTTGAAACTCCATACTCTGTCAAAGCAAGTAAGACCAAAGATGTTTACGGTTACGAAACTAAAACATTTCCACACAATCCATTATATGATGTACAACGTAAACTTCCAATTTATACAAAAAGTGCAAAGAGTATTAGTAGACATTGTGCTGGTCATTATTTGATTAAATTTCCAAAAGGCTGGGTCAAAAGTCATTGTCCAAAATTAATTACTTTGGAAAGATATCCTTATCGTGGACCATTTCATACAGACGCAGAAGTAAGACTTGAACTTTCAAAGGCACATCGTGAACGAGATTAATAACTATATAATTGAAGATTTTGCTAGTAAAGTTTATACCGCTAAAAAGACAAATCAAAAACAAATTGTGCTAGATATTAAAGAAGCACAGATATTGGTAGAAAATCTTACATTAGTACTAGCAAGGGCAGTTGGTAACCTTGATAAAGCCGTCAAAACAAGCGATGACGGGGTAATTTCAGTGTCGATGGATGGCGGTACTTTTTAATAAATAAACTACGTATATAAACAAGGATACGTAGTTTATGAGTAGACCAAAGCCAAAAATACTATTAGAAAGTACAAATAAAAAGAACTACAAAACTGAACAGGTTTTAGAGAGTGATGCCATTTGGGCTGTTTTTTATAAAGGTCAACCAGTCAATTTAAAAACCACTAGTATGGTTAGTAGTTATCCTGGACCTAAATATAAAAAAGTATCTTTTAGTAATCCTGGTCATGCACACAATCTTTCTAACAAATTGAACAAAATGTTTGAATGCAAAGATTTTTGTGTGTACAAATTAACAACTGGTGAACCAGTTAATGAACAAGACTGATATCACTAAAGCATTAATTTCAAACGACGAAAATTATAGCAGTGACCCAAAATATTTTAATATGCTTTATAGAGCATGGTGGGTAAACTGGCGTTCTGCTGAAGATAGAAGATTTAGACTATCAGACAAGGGATACAAATACTTTAACACCAATGCTGAAATAAAATTTTACCAAATTAGATTTCCAATTGGGTTAGTAATCACTAACAAAATGATCATTGATTTGGACAGATTTATTGATTGTCCCTACTACTTGACCAATGAAGAAATTTTGGTAACCCATGAAAAAACTGCACTACAACTAGTGTTATTTGATGGTGATCTCACCAAATTTGGGCGAGCAAAACGAGCAACACGACAAAGAAACTTGAAGAAGTAGTTGACTTTTTGTCCTACTGGCATTACAATATAAAGACAGTAAACATTTAATTCTGTTTTTAGAAAGGTAACAAATGGCAAAGAGCGAAATTAGTGCAAATCGTACAGTCACCCCTAACGAGGCTAAAAAGTCAATACGTAGAGCTATTAAGAAACAACGTCCTATTTTTATGTGGGGTGCGCCTGGTATTGGCAAGTCGGACATTGTTCGACAGATTGCAAATGAAAATGGACGTAACGTAATTGACGTTCGTTTACCTCTTTGGGAACCTACCGATATTAAAGGTATTCCATATTACAACGCTGTTGAAAATACTATGAGTTGGGCTCCTCCAGCTGAACTTCCTAGTGACCCAGAATGCACCGACGTATTGTTTTTGGACGAACTTAATGCGGCTCCTCCTAGTGTACAAGCGGCGGCTTATCAGCTTATTTTGAATCGTCGTGTAGGTACTTATGTACTGCCAAAAGGTGTTAGCATTGTTGCCGCAGGTAACCGTGAAACTGATAAAGGTGTTACTTATCGTATGCCAGCTCCGTTGGCTAACCGTTTTGTTCACTTGGAATTGCGTGTAGACTTTGATGACTGGAATCAGTGGGCCACTTCAAACAAAATACACAAGGACGTTGCTGGTTATCTAAACTATGCAAAACAAGACTTGTACGACTTTGATCCTAAATCCGCAAGTCGTTCATTTGCTACTCCACGCACTTGGTCATTTGTTAGCGAATTGTTAGACGAAGATGATGACGATATTGGTACATTGACTGATTTGGTTGCAGGATGTGTTGGTGAAGGTCTTGCTGTTAAGTTTATGGCACACCGTAAGATTTCTGGTCAGTTGCCTAACCCATCTGAAATCCTCGATGGCAAAGTAAAAGAGTTGAAAATTAAAGAAATTTCAGCGATGTATTCTTTGACTATTGGCATGTGCTATGAGCTTGATGAGCGTCATAATAAGAAAGCCAAAGATTGGGATAGCATGGCAGACAACTTCTTCCGTTTTATGATGGACAATTTCCCAACTGAGATTGTTGTTATGGGCGCAAAAACTGCTCTTACTAACTTCCAACTGCCATTTGATCCAGCTGAAATGAAGAACTTTGATGAGTTCCATGATCGTTTTGGCAAGTATGTTATTACTGCCCTTGAAAAATAAAGTGCAAAAATAACAAAGAAGGGGCTGAAAAGCCCTTTCTTTTATAGACTTTTTCATATTTTTATGCTAAAATATACTATATAAACGTAAGAAAGGTAACACATGTCCGCTACTGTAATGAAAGACGAGAACAATAAGAAAGTTCTTGAAAAGCGAGAATACACTACTAAAGAGAAAAATGATGCAATTGAAAAGCTCATTACAGCTCGTGTAGGATTACTTCTACGCCAACCTTTCTTTGGCAATTTAGCTACTCGTTTACAACTTATTGATGCTAGTGAATGGTGTCCTACTGCCGCCACTGATGGGCGTAATTTTTATTACAACATTGACTTTGTTAAAAAGCTCAGTGCAAAACAATGCGAGTTTCTTTTTGGTCATGAAACATTGCACAATGTATTTGATCACCTTACACGTCGATTAGACAGAGATCCAAGATTTTTTAACTATGCTTGTGACTTTGCTGTTAACCAAATTTTAGTTGACGAACGCATTGGTGAAAAAATTGACCAAGTGCAAATTTGCTTGGACTCTAAATACCGTGGCAAAAGCGCAGAAGAAATTTATGATGACTTGATGAAGAATGTTAAGTTTGTTGATGCTGATGAGTTCCTAAAACAACTTGGCGAACTTCTTGATGACCATATGGACTGGGATGAAGAAGGCGATCCCAGAGATGGTGAAGGCGGAGACAAAGATAGCAACGGTGCTCCCAAATATAGTAAAGAAGAATTGAAAAAAATTCGAGATGAATTAAAGGAAGCAATGGTTGCGGCTGCTCAGGCGGCTGGTGCAGGTCGAGTCCCTGTAGGTGTTCAACGTCTTCTTAAAGATCTCACAGAACCAAAAATGGATTGGCGTCAATTGTTACGTATGAATATTCAAAGTATTCTTCGTAGCAATTATAGTTTTATGCGTCCAAGCCGAAAAGGTTGGCATACTGGTGCAGTTTTGCCAGGTATGCTAAATGATGAAACTATCGATATCTGTATTGGTATTGATATGTCTGGTTCAATTGGTGATGCTCAAGCCAAAGACTTCTTAAGTGAAGTTAAGGGAATTATGGACGAGTATGTTGACTATAATATCCAACTTTGGTGCTTTGATACTGAAGTATATAACTATGCCAAATTTAGTGCTGATAATGGTCAGGATTTAGATTCTTACGAAATTAAAGGTGGCGGCGGTACTGATTTTGACTGTAATTATAACTTCATGAAAGAGCAAGGGATTGAACCTAAGAAATTTGTAATGTTTACTGACGGATATCCATGCGGAAGCTGGGGAGATGAAGACTACTGTGATACATTGTTCATTATTCACGGACCAGAAGAAATAAAATCTCCATTCGGTCAGTACGCACATTATAAATAAACTGCGTAGATTATTATGCCACTGAAAAATGGTACACTGAATCCTTTAAACGTTTTGGACTATCGAGTAGTACATCGTATTCCAAAGCATTTTGAAAGTGTCTATGTTGATGTAGATTGTGATAAACCTACATTAACAAGATGGATTTATACAAACCTAAATAGTAGGTTTTGTGTGCAATCAGAGCTTAATATATCTAATGGAAATTTTATGACAGAGTCAACTAAAATTGGATTTGAAGATCCAAGAGAATTGACAATGTTCATGCTTACATGCCCATATTTAGAAAATAGGAGAAATAAATGAGTGAGCAAACTGAAGTACAAGCAACAGAAACTGTAGCAACAACCGCTGAAGCAACACCAGCACCAGCAGCCGCACCTGATCTAACTGTTAACGATCTGCAAGCACTACGTACTATTATTGACGTTGCAAGTCAACGTGGTACATTCAAAGCAGGCGAACTAGCAAGTGTTGGTCAAGTGTACAATCGTTTAGAAGCTTTTCTAAACCATATTGCACCTGCTAAAACTGACGGCGCCGCTGAAGCGCCAAAACAATAAGGAAAATAAAATGAAACACGTCGGAAAAATGAAAAATAATGACGCCCCAGTTGTCATTGTTTTTCGAACTATTCCGGGTGATCCACACAATTGTCTTGTGGTGGGTACCCAAGGGCTGGGGCCCACCCATCACGATGCATTGATGACCGAGATACAAACTCCAGAATCACAAGGTGCATTCGAGTTAGCTACAATTCTTGCAACACGTAGATTCCCAGATAACAGCGAGATGTTGGCTTGGTTGCATTTTAATAAGAAACTTAGAAAAATAGCAACTAAAGATGTTATTGTAACTCCAACACCAAGTCAGTCAATTTCTTTAGATGAATTGAACAAACTTATTGCGGAACAAAAAGGTATATCTTTAGAAGAGCTAGCTGGTGGTAAGAAGACTGAAATTACTGAAATTGCACAAATTACAGAAACTCCAGTTGCCAATATTGCTGGCGAAGTTGAAGTGTTAGATGATACTAAGTTAGCCAAAAGTCTACGTAGTCAAGCAGATTCTTTGTTTAAGGAAGCACAAACTTTACGTAAACAAGCAGACGATTTAGATCCTCCAAAGAAGAAAACTGCCAAAGCTGTAGAAGCTTAAAGGGGGCAGTTATTTCTAATACTTTTCCTAGAAGAGTTAGGATAGTATCTGGCTTGGATGCAAATTGGCGGGAGATTTTGGAAGACGTGTCGTTACGTGCTATCCCGATTAAATACATTGCAAGCGTAGAACTTGAACTCAAAAACCAAGATACCTGCTCTATAGATGTGGCATCTAAGTTACGTGACGACTGGTCAGGAAACTTAGAAACTGCTTCAGTAGAACTGGAGAAACTAATTGGCGATGTCCATGAACTACACGGCGTTAGCATGGTCGAATACCTGCTAGATTTTGACATGATAAGGAGTGAGGTAAGTTTTACCTCAGCAAAATTAGGAAATGACAACAACAGCAATCGTAATTAGTACAGAAGTAGGAGGCATCGGTATTAATGGCCGTATGCCTTGGCTTGAATTATTTTCAGCTAAAGATGCCTACCAAGAACTTGCCGAAAATAATATAGTATTAGTTGGTCGAAAATCTTTTGATTCACATCATCACTTACGTGGCGAAGTAACTTATGTTTATTCTAACAATGTAGACTTTGTAGAAAGTGATAATGTAAAAAGAGTTTCAGGATCTGCTGATGATATCATTAGCATGATTAAAGAAACACACCCAGATAAAAATATTATTATTGCAGGCGGTGTTAATGTGTTCAAAGAATTTTGGGATCACATTGACGATTGGCGTGTAACTATTGTTAAAGAGTTTGTGGTCTACGAAGAAGATATTGATTTAACATCTATTCAATACCACTGGAATGATAGACGTCTGCTTGGTGAAGGTGTAGATAACAATCAAAATTTTGAAATTTGGCATTACCGTAAGAAGGTCTAATGGATAATTATCACAGTCTAATATCAAAAATAATCAACGAAGGTTCACTAAAAGAAGATCGAACTGGAGTAGGTACAATTAGTTTATTTGGGGAGCAACTTAGATTTGATTTAAACAAAGGCTTCCCTGCAATTACAACCAAAAAGTTAGCATGGAAAGCAGTAGTTAGCGAACTGCTTTGGTTTATTTTAGGTAGTGGTGACGAACGTAAACTTAAAGAAATTTTACACGGTGACGCAAATAGTGATAAGAAGACTATCTGGTCTGAAAATGCTAGCGCAGATTATTGGGTCAACAAACATCAAAAGAAACATAAAGACGACTTAGGTAGGATTTATGGAGTACAGTGGCGTACTTGGAGATCTCCAGTCTTTGGAGTTAACAAGATGGGCATTCGACACATTGACCAACTGCAACAATTGCTCAAGGGCATCAAAGAAGATCCAAACGGTCGTAGACACATTATCACAGCATGGAATCCAGGAGAGCTTGATTCAATGGCGCTACCGCCTTGCCATTGCTTTGCACAATTTTATGTAAACAACGGCAAACTGAGTTGTCAAATGTATCAACGTAGTGCTGACATTTTTCTAGGAGTGCCTTTTAACATCGCATCGTATGCTTTATTCACTCACATGATTGCTCAATGTTGTGATTTAGAAGTAGGCGAGTTAATCATTACGTTTGGTGATGTGCATTTGTATAATAATCATTTAGAGCAAGCACAACAGCAACTAGAAAGAGAAGCATTTGATTGTCCTAAACTGGTGTTAAACCCACAAATAAAGGACATTACAAAATTTGCAATGTCCGATATTAGTTTAGAAAACTATCAAAGTCACGACGCAATTTCAGCGCCAATGGCTGTTTAAAGAATCACACACTCCACAAGTTTAACACCTGTATCACTATTAGTTTCTAAAGCAATAGCAAATACACCGTTAGCATGTGGAACTGACATAACAGCACAACCATTATCAGAGGCGATTAGTTCATCGCCTTTCTTAATGGATCCAATTACTTTAACTGGAATACGGCCTTTTAGTGCAACAATGGTTCCGCCTTCTAAACTATCGTTCATTAGATATGCAGGTTTATTACTAACTGCACCAATTGCACGTTTACCCCACTTACTGGCAGTAACTTCTTTTTCTCCGCCAATCATTAAGACTGTGCCAACTTCGTATTCTGCATCTGCAAGATATTTTTCTGCCAAGTCAGCATAATTAGCACTAGTAGCAGTACCATGCACAATGTTTACAAATATGTCTGCTGCCGCATCACGTGCAACAATTGTACTTGGAGTGTTTAATACAGACGGAACTAATCCACCAAGTCTATCTGCGTTAGTGGCAGTACCAGCGATATTTCCTACTTGAATAGATCCGTTAGAATCTCTAACTACAATTGTAAACGGAGTGTTACTTATCGAAGCAACTCTAGGAACTTGGTTTTGATCTAAAATAGATATTGATTGTTGTGCAGTTCCTAAGAATTGTACAGCTGATAAATTTCCGTCTGCATCACGCACTGCTACAGTATTTCTATATGGTGTTGGATTAACACTGGAAACTAGTCCTGTATAGTCTGTACTACCAATTCTTAGTTTAGCGGCTGTTTCAGATACACCAGAAAACGCACCTCTAAAAACTGTACTAGCACCACTCACATCAACTGCTATTTGTTGGTCAACAGGAGCATTTAAATTAACTACATTACCATAATGGCTACCGTTAGTTCTTCCATTGAACACTGGTGTTAGGCCACTGATTGTTAAAACTTCTGTGTTGTCATTTTTTACTATATTACCATTTACATTACCTACTAGTCTACCAACAAATCCAGCACTAGCAGATACAGTTGTTCCTTCTACTTTTCCTCTAAATGCCGCATTTCCAACGGGCAATCCAGGGTCATCAACTGCAACAAAATTGTTTGCAATAACGTTTTTAATTTTTTTGGTGTTTGTTCCAAGACTAAATGCACTATCAATATCTGGTACTAGACCAGTATTATCAAGAGCAATAACTTTTCTAAGTGTTCCAGAAACAGTTACACTTAAACTGAAATTAGATCCAGTTATATTATTAAGATACGCTGTTCCAGCATTGTATCCTAAAAAGAAATTATCAGAACTTCCTAAAAATAAACCTTTAACATTTGAGAATGAACCGTTTGGATTAAGCGATGGTTCAACTCTAATGGATAAGCTGGTATTCATAATTTGATTACCAGATCCTGTATTTTGTACAAAATTAGCCGCAGGAATTTCTATATTGTTTACCAATAATGATTCTGAAGTTTTTGCTACACCGCCAAATTTAATGTTAGGATAACTTGTTCTTGAAGGTAGCGTGATTCCTTTAAAAATTTTACCAAACCCCGTTATAGGAGTCTGAGTTGAATCAATATCAAATTCGTCTTTAGAGAATACAGTAGAAATTGTGTCCTCAAACTGAGAAGCCAATACAGTATGTCTATTACCGCCAGTGTCAATTAATACTTTAGATACAAGTTGAGCCGCATTAGGATTAACTAATAATGGTCCAATTAACTTGTGTTCAGTGCCGTTATAAGCAAATAGCTGACTTGTTGTAGTATTGAACCATAAGTCGCCTGCTAATTGTCCTGTTGGAGCTGTTGCACTATGTTCTATAGTACCTAAGGGTTTAAATTCAACTCCATTGTAAATCTTGATCTTTTTAACACTGGTGTCAAACCAAAGTTGACCAGTTATTTTATTTGTTGGTTCTACAGAATTAGCAAAATTTTCTAGTAGATATACTAAACTCTCATTTAATGATTTTCCGTATCCAGAATAGTTTTTTCCAGGCAAATTTAAGTCTGTAGAAATGTTATCTACAGAACCATCCTGTATTACAGCTATTGTTTGACCGTTAAATTTCTTTATTGTATATGGCATGTCAACTCTCAGTTATTTCTAATATTTACCATTAAACTACTTTCTTAGAAAGCATGGCTGCTTCTTGCTCTTTTGATACCCAAGTATATGCTTCTGAATTGCCTGAATATGCTTGAACTTTTTGTAAATGTTCTTGTCTAACTGCCTTTAAAAAGTCTCTCATGGCCACAAATTCTGGGGTTTTTTCACTAGCATTTTTATCTAGCATGTCTACTAAAATATTCATTTGCTTGTGTATTGAATAAGTTTCTAAAACTTTTAGGTTAGTAGCGTAATTTAATGTAGATTCAGTAATGACTGGCTTGTCTAGTCTAGACATAATTTGTCCAGTTGCATAGTCCCCGCTCCAATATTCTTGATTTGCAGTATCAATGCTCACATCTCTGATATAAAACTTAGTCAAATCTAATATTGACTCATCAGTGTCAGCAGTGATCTCGCCAATAAGAACCCCTGTAGATTTTAAAAACAATAATTTTCTATTTTCTTTTGCCATTATATTCCCCAACTTAATACAAGACTATACTTTGATTGTTCGTCTTGTCCTATTTCTGTTACTTCGTGTTCAATATGAATAGGCATTTCTAAATATGCTCCAGGTTCTTCTTCAACAAAATTCCCGTTGCCTTCTTTATCGTACCAAACAAAATGAGGCTTATCACTTCTTAAAAATATCAACTTAAACTTCCAATATGCTCCTTGAGAATCTTTATGTCTTTTTAAAAAGTCCCCTGAATCATACCTATTAATTACAAAGCTAGTAGCAGTTTTATCTTCATCACTTAACGTTTTAAAAATAGCTGCCTTTAATTCATCACTCATATTAAAATAAAAAAGAGATTTCATTTGACTATCTCCGTACACTGTAGAAAAATTATATTTTTCATTCGTTTGTCTTAAAGAAAAATTATGAGTTTCTTTTTCTGCCAACTCTATAATTTCACTTGGATTAGTCAAATAATTCTTAATTAAGTTAACCTGATACATATTCCCAACTTGTTCTTCCTGCATTAACCCTATATACTAGGTCATTATTTCTTGTAGGATTATTGACGGTGGTCACTACATTCACATTACTAACATAATGTATACTAATAAAACTTCCATAAGAGGTTGTTGTAGTAGTAGAAATGTTTTGTATTGTTGAAGAAACTCTACATATTGTTAATGGAGCTATATTTGTGACAGGAGCTAATGCATTTAAAATTTCAACAACAGACCCCGCGCCTGAACCAGTTTCATTTAATCCTTTAGTATCTATACTAAAAAATAATGGTCTACTTTCTATTAGATTGTCAACATATTGTTTTGTAACAGCATGTCTTACATCAATTGGGTCAGCTGCCAATGTCAACGGACCAGCAAGTGTTCCACCTAATACTGATAATCTAGTAGTATCTGTTATTACAATACTTTGACTGCCGTCAAATGCCACGCCATTTATAGTTCTTGCAACAGCCAATGCTGATGCTGAACTTGCATTTCCAGTTAATGAGCCAATAAACTCTCTAGTAGAGTTATTAATTACCACTTGTCCGTTTGATGCAAGTACATTACCTGTAATATTTCCAGTTACGTTGCCAGTAACATTACCTATTACGTTGCCAGTAACATTACCTATTACGTTACCTGTTAGGTCACCTGTAACATCGCCTATAACATTGCCTGTTAGGTCACCTGTAATATCGCCAGTTGTGTTGCCTTGCAAATTACCAATAAATTTACCGTAAAATTCAGTTGTTGGCTTAGTTAAATCTGTTACAGTAGTCAGTCCGTCTCTTGTAAAAATCTTATCAAGTTTAGCATTGTCGCCATTTATATTACCAACAACATTACCAGTAACTGTTCCAGTTAAATTTCCGTTTAATGCTGTGGAATAGATTGCGTTGAAGGGTGCTGCCGCAGAGCCAATGTCAACAGTACTTAATGGTTTAACTATTGTTTTATTTGATAATCCACTGTCAAAAGATAAAATATCTCTAATTGGTTCTAAAGGTTCAGCACAAGTAACTACTAATCGTGTGCCAGTATAAACTATATGGCCATCTAAATCTTCGTCAGCGTTTGACCCAACGTAATTGCCAATTTTAACTAGGTATTGTGTATTATCATTATCTCTAATGCCTGCGTGTAAGTGCTCTTTAGTCCAAACACTAGACTGCATTTCTTGTACTGAAGAACTGTCAGTTCTAACAAAACTTTCTGAAGCAAGTGGGCCATCAGTAGGATCAATTAGCGTATATGACTGATCCACTTTTCCATTAATTAATGCTGAACCAATTAAATTTAAACCAATTGTCACAGTTCCAGTTGAGCCACTGTTTTCATGTAGCCCTAAGATAGGTGTTGTAGGATCAAAAATATATTTTGACACTATTCCAATTAATGCATCATCAACAAATAATTTTAAGACTGGGTTGCTTGATTCAACTGACTCGCCATCTTTGGTACCTAATATAACATCGCCTTCTAATCTACTAGTTCCAAACCCTGGAATACTTGTAGTAACTAGATCATAATCAGTGCCATCAAAAACTTTCAATTCATTTGTACTAGAGTTAAACCAAAAATCACCTTTTTTAGATGATGACAATGACGGTTTAGTAGTTGCAGATTCAATTCTACTAATGCCTTTCCAAGTTCCAGCTGTACTATAGATTTTTAACTGTGTTGCTGTGGTATCGTACCACAGTTGTCCAACTAAAGGACTATCAGGCGGAGAATTTTTAGAAAAGTTTTCTAACAAATGTACAAAATTTTCATTTTGATAAAACCCATAACCAGCAACGTTTCTGCCAACTAAGTTTAAAGATACGGTTGAGCTGTCTATTGCACCATCTGGTACATCAACTAATACGTTGTTGTTTGAAAGTTTAATTGAATATGTCATCTAATCGCTCCGTTATACTGCAATGTCCTGTCCAGTTTGGTATACCCATGTTCTTGTTCCTACAACAAGTTCGCATTGATAAATTCTCACTACTCTTGTAACTGTTGGTGTTGATACACCGTTTGTGTATGATAAGCATAGCACTCGAACAACGTCGTTAACATTAACAGACAATGCTGGTATTAGTGCATCAATCTGTGCAATTGCATCATCTGCAGGGCTTGCAAGACCAGTTGTATCAACTGTTAAGTAATTGATAGAAGTTTTAACATCGTCAACATATTCTTTATTTGCCGCATCAAACTGTAAGGACGGTGCATCTACGTTTGCAATTCTAGCTCTAGTGCCGAGTTCAATTATTCTTCCAGTTCCTACTGTAATAATAAGATTAGAAGCAGGATCTATAGTTATCTCATTATCAGTAAACGTGAATTCAGCCGCTTGCAAGTTTGTTAAATGTCCAACATTTGTTAAACTGCTGTTTATTATTGTTGAGCCCAGTGTTGTAGAACTTAATACTTGATTGTTTCCAATATATAGACTGTTTGTTGAAGGTATTTTAAAGTTATCATTAACTTCCCACGCTGACAGTGTAGTTAAAGGAGATATTGAAACTGTAATTCCAGTTTTCAACCATCTCAATAACTTGGTTGTAGTTCCATAAACGGTTAAGCCTGCACCATCTGCGGTTGTATCTGTTGGTGTTGAGACTACTGCAAGTTCAATATTTTTATCAGTAATCTGCAAGGTAGTCGAATTAGTAAACTGCGTTTCACCTACAACAGTTAAACTGCCTTCTATAGTAACATCTCCGTTGACGTTCATCTGTGGAGTGTCACCTGGCAATGTTTTCCAAGTGTCATCTGGATAGATATTGATTGATTTATTGGTTGGATCAACCATTAATGAATTTTGAAATCCATTAGATGTTCGAGTTTGTATTGTAAACTTATTGTTAACACCGTTATTGGTTAGATAAGTGTGATAGTTATTACTTTCTGGCTCTATATATAAAGCTATTCCAGTGTCTGTTGCTGAAATAATTAAACCATTAAGACTTGTTAGTGTTAGACTTCCGTCAATACTAGAATTTTTATCACTTCTAACAAATTTAGAAGATATTAAGTTGCCATCAACTGGATCAATTAGTGCAGTTGCTGACTGTGAAGGTGCATTTATGTTATTATCAACTACACTAGTGCTAAATGAAAGTCCTGCTTTGAGCTCACCAACACCGATAGTAAATCCTGCGATTGCAATTAAAGGTATGAATGAGCTAGGATTCAATATGGCCATTTTTATGTTTGACACATACATCACTGCTACTACTCTAGAATTTCCTCTAGTATCAATAATTTCTTCTACTATCCATCCTGTTTTTCCTTGACTTGATGTATAAATTGGTCCTGCCGTTACTAGATTAGAGCCGTCAAAAAACTTTAGTTGTTGACTAGCATTATCAATCCATAGGTCACCTTCAACTAAATTAGCAGGTCTACTAGTGCTAACAAAAGGACTACCAACTGGTCTCCAATTTGTTCCATCAAAAACGTTTAACTTACTTGTGTTAGAGTTAAACCACAACTGACCTTTAATTTGATTATTTGGTGGGCTTGAATTTGAAAAATTTTCTAATAGATATACAAGATTAGAATTATAAATCTCACCAATACCTTTAAAATTCTTACCAATTAATTTTAAAGAGGTACTAGAATTATCAACTGTTCCGTCTGTTACAGTTGCTACTATATTACCGTCTGTTTTTTTTATTACGTATGGCATCGTCTATCCTTAACCTATTTGAGATGAACCAACACCCGCCCTAATAATATAGTTAATTGTTAAGTATGGGTTAGTGATAGGAATATTAAAGTTCCTGTTTAAAGTTTGTCCTGATCCTGGTGAAAATTGAATTTGATCTGATCCAGATGAAAATGTATTCAATGTATGTTGACTTGATCCACCTTCTCCACCATTTGAAGATGCTGTAAAGTTTCCAGTTCTATTTGCAATTCTATCTGTAGAATTTAGTGGAACACTTTCTCTCAACACCACTAGTGTAAATGTTAGTGTGGCATTAGCATTGGCAGTAATTTGATTGTTTAAAATTACTGTATTTGAATTTGGAATACTCGTAACTATTGTTCCTGGGGCAATGCTTGTATCAGTACTTGTCACTTGCATACCAATTGAAATATTATCAGTGTTAGAAACCGTAACTGATGTTTGGGTAGTTTGTCCAACAACCACTGTCTTTTGTACTACAGAATTAGCAAATGAGTTTGCCATACCAACGTTGCCAAGAGGGAATCTGCCTCGTAAGTCAGGAAGTCTAAAGTACGTTCCGCCAGCGCCGCTACCGTAGGTAGTTCCAATAGTTTGATAAAGAGTAGGGTATTCTGTTCTACTAACTAATGCACCGTCGCATAGTAAGTATCCTAAAGGAACT